TTCCTTTAGATCGATATAAAGTTCTTACTTCTTTTATAAAATTACCAACATTTAAATTAGAAACAAAATCTTTATTTTCTAATTCTGGTGTTAATGTAATTTTAAGTTTCTTATAAAATTCTTGTAGAAATAAAACACTTAGGTTTTGTACTTTAGATGAAGATGTATGAGATGCTTGATCTGTATCAGAAAAAACTAATTCTTCAGAACTTAAGTCTTTATGATAATTTGTAATTCCAGAAAAACCCCTTATACATCCAGTAAAAGTGTTAGTTGTTAATCCAGTGTAAGTAATAATTTCATTATCAATTTTTAATAATCCATAAGTTGGAGGAAACCCCTTTGTAGATGAAACTTGAATTGTTGTTGCACTAGAAGAAATTGCAGAAGAAAGTGTAGTAAATCCAACTACTACCTCTGGAGTCAAATTATCGAGTTTTAAATATTGATCAAGATTTTCTGCAATATCGACAGTACCACCTTGATATTCCTGAGAAATATAATATTGCTTTAAAAATTCTGCTGCTTTTGGACTTTCATCTAAAATGAATTCTGGTAATTGGTTATTAATTATTTGCTGTACTTTGATTCTAGATTCAAACCCCATCTGTATCATATTATGACCTCGTTAATGCCCCGTTTGAATAACTTGAACTGTAGTAATCGTTTGTAGAGAAAACAACTCCAGATGTATCATCGCCAGAAGCAATAACATCTTTAATCATATTTATTTTACTTTTTGAGATGTTAAAAGATAGATACAAATCCTTTAACCCAATAATATCATTTGATTCTGGAAAAGCTTGAATTTCAATAATATCTTGATCTAATGATGTAGATGTAATCATTAAAGAATTTAATCTTATTTCACCTGCCTCATAATCAACTGTCCCTGCAGATTGAACAACAACAGGTATTTTACTAATTATTGTTGATCCAGTGCTGACTAAAACTGGTGTTTCTTTTACAATTGATATGACACCAATATTTGACAATGAACCATCTAAATTTCTTCTTGGAGTATCAGTCAAATAAACAGTATCTGGTACATTTAAAATTTTAAATCCAGTAGATTTAATGTTTCTACCTTCTGGATTTATATGAAACTTATTACCATAACAAATTTCATATTGAGTTTGTGCATTAATCTGTGCCTTTAAATCTCTTCGAATTCTAACTTTTGTAATATTTGATGTAATTGCAGCATCAGTGTTATCAATAACTTGAAGAACTTTACTATATTTAAATCTTCCACCAAAAGAATTTAAATTAGGAGATTGTGCATATAAATTTAAAGATTTAATTACTTTTGTCTTTAAGTTCTCAATATTATCTACTTGAGAATAATTGTAATAAATTGAAGAATCAATTTCAACATATAAAATTTTAAGATCTACTATTTCAGGATTAATACCTGCTACAGTATATTGCTTAAGTTTATTTTTTATTTGCTGTTTATTAAAATCTGAAACATAAGTTCCATTTTTTGGTTTGATACTTATGAATACTTTGCCATATTGAGGCGGTGTCATTTCTTCACCACCAATTACAGAAACAGATTCTGTATCTGCATATATTTTTGATTTGATAATAGTTTCATAATCCTTTGCAGTCACTGCTCTATATTGCGAAGAATATAATCTTGGTGCAAAGTTTTTAATCGAATCTATACTTTCAATATCAGATCCATTCTGTGAATTTTGAACAGTAGTAACTTGTATGGTATTGTTTAAAGTTTCTACGATAGAATTTTCATTCTTAAATGTTCCTGCAAAACTAAATGAGTTTGCCCCATTCCCTTCTTTCCCATCGGTTATAATATAAGTTACAGTAATTACCGCATTATTTTCAAGTTTTTTACCAAAAATACCATCGCCAAAAAGTAATTCATATTTTTCATCCTTTACTTCTTGAAGTAAATAAATTTCTGAAGTAGAATCAATATCAAAAATATTTTCTACAAGATTATATGTTCTACCAAGTCCAGTATCAGAAGTACCCTTTACATAAACTCTAATTGTGGAACTATCAATAAATGAGTTGTCTAGAATGAATCTTTGATCTAGAGATCCATTAACTGTAAATTGTTTTTTAAGAAATGTTCCTTGTTTAATTGTAAGATTATTAAAACTTGCGACTCCATTCTTTACAGTTGCTGTTGTGTTTTCTGGAATTGAAAACACATAAGAAGTCCCACTTGCAGTTCCAGTACATACTAAACCTGCCTGCAGAGTAAGAGTAGATGTAGAACTCTTTGGTTCTGCCGTAAATGAAACTACCGCACTTGATGCTGATCTGGAACGAGGTACATATCCAATATTTCTTGCTAATGATACAACATTTTCTCTTACTGTTGCTGAGTCCAAAAAGGACTCATTCACAACCATGTTTGAATTAAATGCTGTAATATAAGTATTATATGCTAAAGTATCGATTAAGATAGAAAAATTAGACCCCTCAAAGTCAAAATCCGTAAAATTGGAGTTCGCACGAAGGTAATCTTTGATTGAGGTCTTTATCTGATCAAAATCGAGATTAGTAAATTTAGTAAAAGGCATTTTATCTTGTTGCCTCTAGTATGAATGAAAATTGTTGTGTTGGTATTTCTTGCCCAATAATATCAAATGTAATCGTCACTTCAAATTGATTCAAATCTGATATTGGATCAACTTGTACGATTGTGTTTGTAACTCTTAGTTCATAATTAAGAATAACTTCATTGATTTGATCTTCTATTAAAGAAGCAGTTGCATAATCGACAAACTCAAATAAACTCGATCTTACATTTGAACCAAGAGTTGAATTAAAAAATCTTTCAGTTGGTATTGTTTCAACTAAATTACGAACAGAACGAATAATTGCTCTTTGATTTATTAAAACAGGCAGATCTTTTGTCACAGGATGTGGATCAAAAGATAAACTAATATCTTTGAAAGATCTAGATATCCTGGTGATTGCCATTTTTTAAATAAATTTCTTTACTTATTTATGATGATTCCCAGGAAGAACCGTATGTTGGCTCAGTTCCATAACTCCAATCATCATAATCTTCATCATTTCTAATCCTTTCATGCAACTCAAGTTGTTTTTTAAAGTCATGCTTTGGTGCAGTATCGTGCATCACTTCTTGAATAACCTTTTTTTGTGGTTCTGAATTGTAATCAGTAATTAAATGAGATGTTCCCCACATTTCTCTCATGTAGTTGGGGTCTCTATCGGTCGGTAAATTAGACATTTTAGATCCTGTTTTAATGAATAAAACAGAACTTTTATAAAGGAGGTTGCTATCTCCGTATTTTTATTTAACGATCTAATTCGCGCAGTGAATATGAGTTAGAATCAAGATATTTAAGCATCTCCAAAGCAATTAAACGCGGATTTCCTTCTCCACAGGTGTAAATATCCACTGCTAAACAACCATTTTCGGGCCAAGTATGGCAAGAAACATGACTTTCTGAAAGAGCAATTACGACTGTACACCCCTGAGGAAGAAAGCAATGTGAAAATGTATTCAAAATTGTCATCTTTGCCCGCTTAATGCCGCTTATCATGACTTCTTGAAGAGAAATCGAGTCATTTAAAAGGTTAAAATTGACATTATACACCTCTATGAGCAGGTGCTTACCCATGGAATGTTGTTTCAACTCAATTTCGAGTAAAAAATTTATTTATTTTGCTTTTCTTGAGGTGTTTGCCAGAAATATTCATCACAATCACCCAGTCTACCCCATCTGACACCATTTTCAACCTGATAAACAGTGGTCGAAACCTTAAAATCTGGTGTTTTTGGATGTTCTGGAGTGATTGAGAGATCATAAACTCTCAATCGGTTGTTTGGATAGAGACAAAACTGACCATTCTCAAGCATAATGCAGTTATGTGACTTATGTTCTTGGGGAATTTCACTTACATTTGAGTCAATTGTGTCTGGATCCGCATGAAAGTTGTCTAGAGTGAATAAATATTGACCCTTTAAAGTTCCAAAGTTGCGACTATACACTTCAAAATCCATTGTAGAGACATGTTGCTTAACAATACAGCGAACACCATAGTCCATACAATTCCAAAATTGAAGACTAGGAAGATCTAAATCGAGATCTGGTGTATTTGGAGACGAGACAAAGGCAGAAATCGGCAATTTATCGTACATTGCTCCATATTCTGGTAAATAAGTTTCGAAATAAAAAGCACGTCCAGGAATCGACTTTGCCGACACCCAGACGCCCTCTACAAATTCTCCATGCCCATCTTGTAAATCACGTAGATACTCTTTACGCACCCATACTTTTTGTGCTGGAAGATTTACTAGAAGTTGACTCATCCTTTACCTTGCCCTCTATATTTCTTTCGTGCTCCATTGCGAGAAGACGCTGCGTACTTAGTTCCTCCACCTTCTCCTTGACGAGATTTCTTAGGTGGACCAGGAATATAAGAACTATTCTTATTCAGACCGCCTTTTGCTTTTGTTGCCATGTATGATTCTCCAATAAAATTTCAGTTTCAAGATCTTCAGGACTTGGAGAACCTGTCTGATAAAATTTTATCGACAGATCCTCCATAACACTGAAATATTCTTCTTCTGTAAGACCCGTATAAATTCGACGTCCCTTACAGAGTATATTGTAAGTTTCGTTTGTCATATCAAATCACTCTTGACTTCTCGTGACCAACGCGAATGCGAGGATCACACCAGATTTCAAAACCTGCTTCCTTTGCATCCAAACAGAACGATACATCTTCTCCACACATATCTTGAACCTCACCAGATTCAAAGATTTGCATCTTTGGAGCAAACCATGGATACTTCATCTCTTCGTGTTCAAAAACACCATTTTTAATCAAAACCCACCCAAAACCTGTATAGTCTACAGTGAATGGTTTGCGACGCTTGGAGATGCTCTCAACAGTTTCATGATTCATCACACCACCGTTTCCACGGAAGTCATCCTCGTCCAACCAATGTGCCACTGAGGTTGTATGACCATCTTCAGTAGCATACCAACCTGCTGCAATATCTTTATCCATTAAAATCAACTGCCAGAATTTTTCTGTGTTGAAAACAATGTCAGAATCAATCCAAAGTTGCCAATTATAATTCAGTTTGCCATCCCATGGAATCTGATTCGGTCCACGCAACACGTTCGCACCTAAACACTTGCATCGTGCAAAGTTGACCATTGATGAATAGTCTTGCGAAATTTGAATACTCGCACCACTTTGTACAAGATCAAAACAAAGTTGTACAAAATTCTTTAAGTAAGTATAAGAAACTCCTCTTCCTGGAAGACAAAATACGATGGACTTTCCTTTGACCATCTCTCTTGCCAAATTATAGTCCCACTCTTGTTCTTGTGATGGAGTGGGCGCTTTTGCTTTTACGGTAAATCCTTTAGCCATAATAGAAAGTAATTACATTCATATCATACAGTATTATCTATAAGATGTCAATCTGCCTCTGATAGAATGACTTCACCACTCTCAATCGAAAACTTGATTTTTGTATCTTCATACCATTCGAGTTCATTCATAATTTGCTCTGGTATATGAACAAAGTATTCTCCACTGATTGGATCGATCTCTATGGACTCAAAAATATCTCCGGAATTTTTTTTCATTATAGGGGAAACTAAAAGTTATTTTTGTTTTTATATAGGGGGGTTTTTTGAATTTTTGAGATGGGGGAATTTTTTTTAAGTCCACGTGTTTTTTTTTGCGCTCTTGTGTAACACTTTGTAGGTTAGGGTAGTGTTGCGTTTTTATATCGCATACCCCCGACCCGCCCATAAGGCGCCCTTAACTGTCAAACACGAACGCATAAAGTATACTCATCAGTCACGAATGAGGCGGCAGAGTATACCTAACTGCCGCCCCACTAAGTGTAACTAACGATCCCGCAATCCTAGGTGCTTCGCTACAACGTAAGACATCAAAGTTACATCCACGCTATAATCGAACTCACCTGATTCTGCGGGATAAAATGTAACGTACCATCCGCCGGTTCCAGTTATCGTAGGGAGTTCACCTTTAGACTCACAATCCGCAGCGTAATTCTCTGCGATTCTTTTAATGTAAGACGCCATAGATTCGGCGTTAGTGTGACCGTTGCGGTTGATCTGCATCAAGACGTTGACTGCATCTTCCAATCCACAGTATTGCCAATCGATGCTAATTTGGCGGGAAAGTGTTGCGATCATGGTGAAAGTTGCGATGGGAAAGTGTAAGGAAAGGGGGCAGAATTGACTGCCCCTAAGTGTAGATCAGTCGATTGAATCGCGCCAGTCAGGATAGACATCTCTGACACAATCGCGCACCTCTTTTTGAGAATAATCCTCCAAACTTTCATAGATGTTTTGTAACTCGGAGTTGATAATCAGATCCCAGATAGAATCAAACGATAATTGTTCGCTGTTAGAATCATCGTAGAAGATCTCCCTCTCATTGATACAATCCTCGTGAAACTTGTGCATTTCAACAAACAAGTCATCACAAGAATAGCGAACCCGATTATAAAGTTCGCTGATAATTTTGGAAGCGATTGCATCAACAATCGCCTGATTCTGCAGTGTAGTTTGCATGGTCAAAAGGTGGTAAGGTGGAAAGAATAGGGAGGCGATTGTGCCTCCCTAAGTGTTAGCGGACTTGAATGAAGTTAGTTACACTGGAGATAGTAAACTCTCCAAGAGTTTCTAACCTTGAAATGTCCGCTTTAAGTTCTAACTGGCGACGGTTAATTTCAGGACCAAAGTCCTTGTTTTTACGCTGGCAGAGTGATACATTCTGCCGCTTAATTTGCACTTGCTGGACATTTTCTGCTAGCATTTGTTCTAGCAGTTTCTCTTTGTGCGCTTTAAGTTGATCGGTCAACTTCTTAATCTTGGCGGTGAGTTCAACAACTTTGGAAGCGTTAGATTGCAGATCCATGGTGTAAAGAATCAAAAGGACAAAGTTTAACCTTGAAACAGAACCTGAAACTATAAAGAACAGATAACCGGTGCCCGTGGGATCCCGCCCGACACGCGACACGCGCCGCCCCATGGCGTCGCTCCGATCATCTATTCAGTTTTCTAGGTTCGATACCAATCTATGGGATCGCCCGCAATAGGTCAACCCCCAAACGGTATTACAGGATACCAAAACCCAGATCCGACCGATCAGCAACGCTAATGGATCGAATCCGCCAAACAGTAGCAACAGATACAGAACCACAGACCAACCATACCTAACCTGGAGGGTGGGAGGAGAGGGAATCCTGGCAGAGTTTGTATAAAGAATTGAACAACCGTAAAGTATAAAGAACTAAGACAGGACTAAGTGTAGAGAACTAAACCACACCACTGACTAACAAACTACACTTAATCCTGAGTTAGTTCATTATACTTTATCTTCCACTTGATTCTTTATACAAACCTTGCAGGACTTCCACAAGATTTATAAAACTCAATCATACTTTCTGCATCTTTTTTTGTAGTGAAAGTTTGTGTTCTCCATTCACAATTATTGTATGGAGTTTGGTATGTGATTGTGAATCCGATTGCGTTGATTTGTTTGTCCATTGTTTTAATTGAATGAATGTGTGTGTATTCTCGTCGAGAATGTATGATGATTGTGTGTATTCTCGTCGAGAATGTGTGTGTGATCTAGTCGAGAATGTGTGTGTATTCTCGACTAGAATTTATGAAGAATGGGGGGTCAGCGCCCCTCAGTGTACTCCCCGATCACGACCCCATTGCAGAGGACCTGAGCGTACCCGTACTCCTCAGAGAGGTCCAGGCACAGGTCCCAGGCACGGTCGGCATCGGTGGTGATGTTCTCCCAGGGGGCGGAGGGGCAGCGAACGTCGTAGCGGGTCATGGTTCAGTGGTGGTGGACTTGTTCAGTATAAGGGGTGGAGGGGGATTCTGTGAACCCCCCTGTGGACGGTTTAGAGATCGGACAGCATCTCATCCAGGGCAGCGGTGTCGATGGTGGCATCCATCCAACGGGCGCCGTCAGGGGTCATCTGGCCCCAGAGCGATTCCAGGCGTGGGATCAGGGCATCGTAGGAATCATACTGGCGGGCGACCTTATAGGTGGCGAAGTCGTTCTGAATCCAGAGGGCGACATTCCAGGTTTCCCAGTTTGCCCAACCGTTGAAGTCGGTGCGCTCGGGGATCATGGAGGTGAGGGCGTTCATGGTGGTGTGGTGGTGAACTGCGATTATCCTACAGCATCCGAGCGCCCTGCCAACCCTTTGATTGATCAGCACTGCTAATGGGTCAGGGGCTTGACTTAAGGTTCGGGGGACGTGCTAGGATGAAGGTAGAACCTTTTTTTGGCGGCAAAAAAGTATAAAAAAAGGGAGCAACTTGTGCCCCCTTAAGTATTAACAATCAGGCGAAGACTTCCGCCAGTTTAACAAACTTTCCAGCGTAGAATTCATAAACATTAACACGATCACCGTGCAATTCTACACTCCAATCAAACGCAACATCATACGCTTTGTCTAAATCAGTGTACCATTCTGCATCATCTTTGCAGAAGTCGGTGGAAGTAGGAAGAACAGCAAACATGGTTCAGTGGTGTGGTGAACTGAGATCAGTATAAGGGGTCAGCGGGCGATCAGGTCGCCTGCAGTGTACAGTGCCTGGGCTGTCACATGGCGGACGGGGCGGATGGGTTCCCACAACCAGTAGAGCAGCAGAGCGGCGATCAGGATGCGGAGCATGGCAGCACGATGGAAGGATGCGGAGCGAGAGCGGGTCAAGGTCTGAAGCATGGTAGGAAGGGGGCAGGAGCGCCCCCCGTATGGGTCAACCGATCAGGGAAGCGATCAGGCGGTCACGCTTGCGGATGCGGTTCCCCCAGATAAACCACTGGTCACGCTTGCCGTTGGCACTGCGGGTGGCGCCTAAGATGCCATCCCGCTCCATGTCCACCATAACGGCGTGGATGGTGCCCTTGTGGCGGCGGGGATCCATGCCCATGCGACGCACGATCTGAGAGCAGGTCTGATCGCCGTGCTGAACCAGGATGGCACGGACGGCGTTGCGGGTGAAGAAATGGAAGTTCATCGGTGTGGTGTGGTGAACTGATACCAGTATGGGGTCAGATGGGGGCAGATCCATCCAGGTTGTGCCACCTTGCGAACTGTCCACTGCAGGGGTTTT